AGAATCTAACTAAAGAAGATGCTCAATGGTTAATCAATGAATTTAACCAAATGAGAGGTGGGAGAATAGATAGTAAGACAATTGGAATGTTTACTAAAGCAATTAACCTAATTAGAGGTACAAATTCAGGTAACCCAAGTTGTAGTTGCCAATGGAAATCACAATCATCTATTGCCAATTCATTATACGGACAACACGAAGCAAACATTAAAAAGATAGCTAATGCCGTTTGAGAAAGGACATAAAGGAATGGGTGGTGGTAGAAAGAAAGGTACTAAAAGTAAATTTACTCTAATCAAATACCACCCTAAAAAATGGGATACTAGTTTTAAAAACAACAGCTATAATATAGATGAGATTACACATAGATTAGAGAATAACTTGCCTATTGACGATTTAGTTGATAAATTGGTAAACCGATATAGCAAGCACAACAAGAAGAAAGATGGAAACAAAGGAATGTAAGGATTGCAAGGTAGAAAAGGATTTAAATGAATACCATTATGCAAATAAACCAAAAGGTATTCTAAAATCATATTGTAAGGATTGTAGCTATCAAAGGGCATTAAAACATATTGAAAAAGACCCTATAGCATATCGTTACTACCAGAAACGTTATTACCAAGAAAATCCAAAAAAATACCCTGGTAATCATTATAACCAAAAAATCCCGCCACAATGTGGCGTCTATATAGTTGATTGTCTCCTTACCGATGATAGTTATGTTGGTTGTTCCACTAACCTAAGAAATAGAAAGTGGAAACATTTTAGCAATAAAGGTCATGGTAAAAATAAAGCACTATCGAAGTTGATTAAAACATACGGTAAGGAGGCATTCGATTTTAGGGTACTGGAGTATTGTGATAGAGATAATATGTTCGAATTAGAAACCAAATATATCCAGGAACTAAAACCAAATTTAAATAATAATAAAACAAAATAACATGGACGAGAACTTCAGCTTTACAGAGCAACCAAAACAAGAACCAGTAGTATATCCAGTTGATGCTACAAAAGCAACATTAGAGGAAATGGGTATCCTATTCAACGCATTAGGTATTGCGATGACAAAGGAATATGCAGATGAAAAAGGATTGCTACACTTGCTTAAAATAGAGGAGTAATGAACGTAGAAGGAGTAACTAAAGAACAATTGTGGCAGGTGATAAATGAAAACACAGAGTTGAAACAAGAGAACTATATGCTCAAATCTAAACTAGATCAAATTAATAGACTACTTCAAGACTAAAAATACGTATATATAATTAACGTATAATAATATGGCCGGAAATAAATTAACAAATGCGGAAATCAATGAGCGCGTCGATGCTTGTTTGACAATGCGTTATAACGCGGATTCCCCAATGCTTCAACGCGAATGGATTGCTTACTGTCACGAACACTATGGTGATAAAAGTGAACAGCAATATCATTACTATTGGTCTATGGCAAGGGACAGATATGAGGAGAATTGGAGAGCAAAACTAAGTAAAATGCTATCCCCAGCTATGGATGAACTTTATGGTTTATTGGGTAGCGATGATGAAAAAATCCGTCAACGCGCTATTGATCAAATTGTTAAATACACAGGTAATGACATCCAAAAGATTGAAGCTAAAGTAGAAGGCAATATCGAGCTAACTTGGGGAGATAACATTATAGGTAACGATCCAGGAGATGAAAATAACCCTATTTAAACCACATTTCGGACAACGAAAAATAATTGATGGTTTTGGTGACAGTAAACACAAATTTGGCGTCGTGGCAACAGGGCGCCAATTTGGTAAATCATTGTTAGCACAAAATCTGATGCTGTATTGGTTATTAAGTAACCCTAAACAAAAGGGTGCTTGGATATCTCCAATTTATAATCAATCAAAGAAGGTATTCCAAGAACTAAGTGACGCAGCTAACAAGTTAATCACACATAGTAATAAAGCAGATTTGACAATGGAGTTTGTGAATGGTAGTACATTACAATTTCTATCAGCTGAACGTTATGATTCAATAAGAGGTTTTAGTTTCAATTATATGGTTGTGGATGAAGCAGCATTCATCAAGGAAATAGCAATGCAAGAAGCAATATTTCCTACATTATCAGCTATTGGAAAAAAATGTCTTATCATTTCTACTCCAAAGTCAAAAAATTGGTTTTATAACGCATATCTAAAGGGAAGCGACGGAGGTAGTGACTATATATCGTTCCGCGGTGTATCCACGGATAACCCGCATATTTCCCAAGAATTTATTAATGAACAGAGTAAATCACTCCCACCTGAGATATTCAAGCAAGAATATTTAGCTCAATTTAGTGAATCAGGTAATGATGTATTTACTGGTGTAGATAATGTTAGTATACTAAATGGATGGACAGGACCACAATCAAGTAAAAGATATTACGCAGGCATTGACTTGGGCTTGCAACACGATTATTCTGTACTCACCATTATGGATGAATCTGGAAGAGTATGCCGTGTTGAACGAATCAATGGCTCCTCTTATGCAGAGATTGCTAAGCAATTCACCAATATCTTACGACCCTATAAAATCGCAGGAGGTTACACAGAGGTTAACGGACCTGGGTTACCCGTATTTGAGATGCTCCGTAAGGAAGAAAGGCGTTTAAAGGATTGGACCACAAATAACAGCAATAAGGGTGACGGTATAAGAAACGTGATTTACGACATTCAGGAAGGTGTATTGGAACTACCGCATAAGGAATTCTTCCCGCATTTATATAATGAATTAAACGCGTATTCCTACAAAATATCAGCTACGGGTACAATGACATTTAATGCACCAAGTGGATTCTATGATGATTGTGTTATGTCATTAATGTTAGCAAATGAGGCAAGACGTAATGTTGGTGGTGGAAGTAAAATATACATTGGTAATTTGAATAGATAATATTTATAAACAAGGGGGAATAGCCATTGTCATTGTTCATTTTTCTCTTGTTTAGTTCATTTCCCCCTAGCCCTGGCGTTCTGCTGGGGCTTTTTTTTTAAAATAACGTGCCATAGTAAAATACGTTTATTATATTCACACTATGTTAAATTAATTATTAATCAATTGTAGTTTGAATGATTAGTAGTTGCCTTTATCATAACTATATATTTATTTTCTTAGATGGGGGCTTCGGTCCCCATTTATGACTTATCGGGGAGAAATTAGGATACATACATATTTATTATTATGGAGATAAAACTAGACATACCAGATTACCTATCCATTAAACAATGGAAGGAATTTACTTCACTAGAACACTTAAGTGATTCAGAGAAGATGATTAAACTTATTACTTTGCTATCTGATAAGAATGAAGCAGAAGTAAAACAATGGACACCAATGGCACTAAAACAAGTATATGCTAAAGTAGTAGATGCTGTAAGTAACATTGATCCTTCATTCTATCCAGTATTTGAATTGGATGGTGTAAGATACGGGTATTCAAGCATTTCAAAGATGACTTTAGGCGAGTATACGGACCTAGAGAGGTTGGCGAAATCACCGCAGGAAAACATTGAAGAAATAATGGCCATTCTATATCGTCCTATCGTGAAAGATAGATTTAAGGGATTAAAATGGGCATTTAAAAATACATTTAAAGTATCACATGGTGATGCTGAAAACTTATTTAAGTACTATACATTAGAGGAGTACGATAGTAGTAAAAGAGCAGAAAATGCTAATAAATTAAGTTCACTACCAATTACAATGGGCTTAGGTGCGCTGACTTTTTTTTTAACTCTCGCAAACATCTCCTTGGTAGGTTCGAATCTCTCTTCCCTAAGTCCAAGTCAACAGATGACGGTGATGAAGGAGATGACCAAACAGATGGCTTCTATGCGCATTGGGGATGGTTTGCTACAATTCATAGGTTATCAAACACTTCCATCCTTTCAGTCACAGGAGATAAAAGCATCCCTGAATTAAACTTTGTATTTGTACTAAACTGGTTAGCATTTGAACAAGATAAAGCAAATAGAGATGAGCAACGAAGAAAACAAGCTGAACGACAATACAAAATCAAGTAAGCGTAAACGTATTAAACCACAACCTATAGCAGCTGTAAAGCCGTCTATTGAAGATAAGATAAAACAATTAAACAAACAAGGATTTGATTACGATAGAATAGCAGCAATGTTAATGTGTCAAAAATCGTTAGTTAAACAAATATTAGGATGACAACAGTAGTTCACACATATAAAGACATAGTAGGTTTTTTCCAACAAGCCTGTGATGCACACTTAGGCATTTCGATGTTTGCTGAGGGTGCTATTGATTATTTAGATGCTAATTCCCAGAATATTAAATACCCATTTGTATTCCTAAGACCATTAGTATCACCTGGTATTACAGCAAATACAAGGAGTTTAACATTTGAATTATATTCACTTGATGTTCCTAAATTATCAGATCAATCACCATTGGATGTAAAATCAAGAATGGAATTGCTTCAGTATGATGTAATGTCTTATATTAATTATGGTCCTGTAAATGATACAAACTGGATGACGGCTACAATGTCTAATCTAACACCTGTAAATGAAGCATTCAACGATAGAGTATACGGTTGGGTTTCACAGGTTACAGTAGCAGAATCAGGTATATTTAACTATTGCTTCTACCCACAAGCATAATGGAGCAACCTCTAACATATCCTAATTTACAACTCGAGATGAGCGACATCGGTACTCTAGTAGTAGAGGAGATGGTCGATCGTTTATTCGACAATAATAGTGTTGTAACGGGTAACTTAGCAAGAAATATTAGACCATTAGCTACAACATTCCAGAATCAAGTAGTTGAACAAAGTATATCATTACCAGTATATGGTATCTATGTAGATGAGGGTAGTGAACGTAAAAAAGGTGGTATGCCTCCTGTTCAAGCAATCATTGATTGGATTAAACAAAAACGCATTAGTGTTCCTGCAGCAATGACCCCTGTACAATTTGCTTGGGCTGTAGCTAAGAACATTGAAAAGAAAGGACAACGATTTAAGAAACCAAAACCATTTATTCAAGTATCACTTAATGATGTGGTACAGAGAAATTTATCTAATATTGGTGAAGCTGTTGCTCTTGATATAGATGAAAACATACAAACTAACTATTCAGAAATAGGATAAGATGGCCATTACAATAACACAAGAACCTACGTCACCTAATATAGCCAACAATAATTTGGTTTATACGTGTACTTCAACGCAAGTAACGCAACCACAATTCCAATTCGTGGTAGACATCAAAGATGAAAGTGGAACGCTTATACAGCGCGTAAAACAACAACCAAACCCATCATCTAAAGGTGTATTTGATTTTGGAAATATTATTCCTTCACAATTAGGACCTACAGATACAATTTGGGATACTACAACAGTAGCTGCTAACACAGCTTGTAGTAATGATTTTAAAGTATATTTTGGTGAAGAATATGGTACATCTGTTTCTTCATCAGTTACATTATATGATGGAGCAGGTTCACCTGGAGACCCTGATGTAACAGGTAGTGCTTACTATTTTAATTTAGATGGTGTTGTTAATCCGGAAGATCTATTAAACTGGAACTGGAATAGTGGTTCAAAATATCAAGAGGAAGACCCATTAGATGATGTAACATTTACACATCAATTTGGTTTGACTAATTTTAATACTTCATCTGTTAGAGAAGACGATTACCATACTATTTCATTATTAAGAGGTAACTTAAATGGTGAAGCAAATTCATCTACATCTGCACAAGATGTATTTGCAGCCATTTATAGACAATACGATGCTACAGGTAGTTTATTATCAACAGATACAATATATGATACTACTACAGGATTAAGAACTACATCAACACAAGATTGGGCAACAGTTTATAATCTACAAGATGAAAATACAAGATTAGTACATTGGCCTGCTGGTCCACAAAATATGGATGATGCTGGTATTACTTTAGATCCTAACTTAGCTTATTATACAATAACATTTACAGCACAGGGTACTGATAGATTACCTAATGATAGTGGTATTTGGGGAGAATATAGATTCAACATTACAGATAGAAACTGTGGATACGATGGTATTAGATTTGCCTGGAAAAACGAGTACGGTGTTTGGGATTATTATAATTTTGGATTAGCAGAATCAACCCAATCAAACGTATCCAGACAAGAATATAAACAATCATTTGTTAATTTCTCTAGCACTGGTACTACTGTAACATATGATAAGCAACGTAGAGGTAAGAATAACTACTATAATGATGTTCAAAAAATACGTACAGCGAATACTGATTATTTAACTCAAACAGAAGCAGATATTTTACGTGAACTATTCTTTAGTACAGATGTGTATGTTGCTAATGGAAGATATAGTGGTGAATTCTTCCCAGTAGTTATTTTAAATGCTTCTATAACAGAGAAAACAAATCCACGTTCACAGAAATTGTTCAGATACACAGTTGAGTACCAATATGCAAACGAAGTAAGACCTAGATTATAATGGCTACAATTTTAAGAGCAATAAATGATGAAGGAGTCAAGTATGATCTTGACTTAATGGAGGATGTACCATTTAGATTAGACATTTCCGCAATTGAATCAGGTGATATTGGTAAGGTATTTGGTATAAGTTCACAACAACTTACTTTACCTCCAACTAAAACCAATAATGATTTCTTTGGAAATTTGTATGATATAGGTGCTTCACCAGCTGCTTCATTTATTAAAACATTACCATGTCAGGTATTAGAGGATGGTATTGAGATATTTACAGGTAAGATTTATTTAGATAGTGTTGTTACTGATAATAGAGGTAACGATTTATATAATGTTGTAGTTGTAAATGAAACGGTAGATTTCAATTTCCTTATTAAGGACACCACCTTCGGCGACTTAGATTTTTCATCGCTTAATCACACGTATTCATACGGAAATATCACCGGTAGTTGGGACAAGACATTATTAGGTGGTGCTTTATACTATCCCTTAGTTAACTATGGTTTTGATGAAGAAAATCCATTAGATACACAGATTAAAGGAGGTGGACAAAACAGAACATTTAGTAATTATAACTCTCCTATTAGAGTAGATGATTTTAAACCTGCTATTAGAGTAAGAGAAGCATTAGATGCTATTTTTGATAAAGTAAATTACAAATATACTTCTTCATTCTTTACTTCAGGTCATTATACAGACGACATTTATATGTTGTCAACTAAAGATGCTAAAAAGGGTATTAGTGATATTAATCCTATTTCACAATCATTTCAGGCATATGAAGTATTTAATCAAGATTTTCCTGCACCTACAATAGCACAACAAGTAGTATTTACTGATGAATTATTTGATAATGCTGGTCAATATGATACTACTACTTCTACATTTACAGCTGGTGAAAACGGTACTTATCAATTTGAACTTAACTTAGTATATGAGATTACAGGTTATAGTAGTGTTACTGATAGTAGATTTGTTGATATTAGAGTGTATAAGAATGGTTCACCTATTGATTTATACAACTTTGATTTAACAGGTGTTGTTCAAGGACAACTAAATGTAGTAACACAATATTATAATTTGTCTGCTACCGATGACATTGATATTAGAGTATCATTTACTAAATCAGGTGTAGGTGCAGAAACATTTAGAGTAGTAGGTTCTACAAACACTAGATTTAAACTAATACAAGGTCCTACTTCTATCTTAGGAGGTACAGTTGATATGTCATCTGTATTTAGCAATATTTCAGTACCTGAATTCTTACAAGGTTTAATTGAAAAATTTAACTTAGTAATTGAACCGGTTAAAAATCAAAGAAATGTACTTAGGATAGAGCCATTCAATAATTGGGTAGACCAAGGAAATATAGTTGATTGGAGTGATAAAGTTGATTATTCACAAAAGTGGAAAATATCCCACCCATTACAAGGTCAACCTAAAAACATTAAGTTCACTGATGTTGAAGATAACATCGCTATTACTCAATACCATAAAAGAACTACAGGTAAAGTTTATGGTGTATATGATTATATTAGTGAAAGTGATTTAGCATCAGGTGAAAAAACAATTGGTAGATTATTTGCTCCAACCCCTATGAAAGGTATAGATGGAGCACCTATGACTGTATTACCAGCATTAGCTGAAAAAGATGATTCATCACAACCATTACAACGTACATCATTTGCTCCACGTTTATTATTCCATAATGGTAGACAAGATGCTTTAGGTATTGTAGCTAAAAATGCTTCAGGAGCATTAGTACAAAATCAATATTTCTTTGCTGATGAAAATGGTACTGTACATACAGAAACAGATTATGGTTTAGCTTCACATTTACAAGCATTACCAGCTGTATTTGGTCAAACTATTGACTTACACTTTGGTAATAACTGGTCTCCAGGTCACTACAACTATCACCAACCACAATTTAATGGTGTAACAAAGAATACAGCATTTTATGAATATTGGTCATTCTATATCAATGAATTATACGATATAGATTCACGTAAAGTTGTTTGTAATATATTCTTGGAACCAACTGTGATACCTCAAATTCAACTTAATGACAAAATCTTTATTGATGGTCATTATTATAGAATCAATAAAATTAATGGTGCTGATATATCTAAAGAAGATAGTGTTGAAGTAGAATTAATTAAAACATTACCTCGTAAACTTAGATTCCCACGTAGACGTGTAGATATTTTAGGTGATACACCTGTAGATATTACTGTTGATGATGCTGGATTTGAAGAGGATGGATTTGTTGTTTATGAAGATTTTGAATCAGGTGCTATATACACTGGTTCAGCTATTCAAGCAGCAGCAGAAAGAGATGGTTTTCAAGTATATGGAGATAAAGTAGTTTGGAATACACAAAAACCAGTACAGGTTAAATTTACAAGCCAAACAAATATTGGATTAAACCGTATTGATGAATCTGCGGAAACTATTGATGCTAGAGGTGATAATAATACTGTAGCAAATAATGTATCAACTACTAGAATTGAAGGCCAAGATAATGATGTTAAAGCTTATTCTCAATTTATTTCAGTTACAGGTACAAATAATACTGTAGGTACTAATCTAGAGAGAATACAAATTACAGGTAATCAAAATACTGTATCTGGTTCTTCAAATGATTCAGTAATTCTTGCTT